GTCAGTTCTTCGGCCTTGACGATATCGGTGCCTTCGATGGCCCGCGCAACTCGTTCCATCAGGATCGCGTCGTAGTCCTGGACGCTGCCGGGGGCGCGTTCTTTGGCCGGCGCGCGGCCACGGCCGACTTTTTCTGCCTTTGGGTCGCGCGCAGTGAAATTGAGCTTCGGCAGTCTCCTCGAAAGCACATCGCGGGGATCTTCGAAAGCCGCCCCGGAGTTTTGCAGTGCATCCTGGCGTTGCTGCACCTTCTGGTATTCGAGGCGCCTCTGCATTTTGGCCAGGCTTGCCTCGGTTCCTGAAAGGTCTGTTGAACCCATGTCCAGTAGGTTTTGTGCTCTTCCGCTTGCCATTTCGGCGTTCAGCCGGGCAATTTCCTTGCGCGTTCCTTCTATCCCGCCTGTCGCAAAAGACAGCCCGGCGCCGAACTCAACGAACGCCTGCGCAAACCCGCCAGCGATGCGGGTTCCTTCTGTCATCTGTTCGAGTATCTTATTCAGTCCTGGGATAATCTCCAGAGCAATGGACTTGGCCCAGATGCCACCTGTTGCCGTCAGTTTGGCCCACTCCTTCTCCATGTTCGCCGCCATTTCGGCCTGCCGTTGGGTCAGTTTGCCGTTCAGGTCGGTCTGCGTCGCCAAATCTTTGAGTAGCGGAAGCATCTCGGCGCCGTTCTTGCCGAGGATGGCCATGACCAGGGCGGTTTTGCTGCCGTCGTCCGCCCATTTCGAGAGTGCCCTGGCAATTTCAAGCATGGCATTTGCCGGATCGAGCGATTTCAACGTCGCGACATCCAGGCCTATCGCAGCAAGTGCGTGTCCGGCACCCTTGGCGTCATCATCCGCCCCGGACAGAGCCCGTGACATTTTGACAAGCGCGGATTCGACGCTGCCTAGATCGGTGCCAGATAGGCGCGCGACCTTGCCAAGCGCCGTGAGTGATTCGACCGATGCCCCGGTGCGCAGCGAGGCGCGCTGCATCTCGGCAGCCCACGAAATGGTATCGGAGATCAGCGATTTGAAAGCGCCGAGGCTGGCAAAGGCACTGATGCTGGCCATCAGCGGGCCGAACCCAGGGATTCCGCCGACAGCACTGGAGAGCGATTTGATTCCCTGCGTCGCCGAATTGAGCGCGGCCTGCGTCTGATCAACCGCAGAAATGACGATTGTCGTTTTCGGGTCAGCCACGGCGTACCTCCTCGAGGGTGGCACGTTCCATCAGACGCACTCCAGCGAAGACTTCCCCGCGATCTGCGTCAGCAATTCCGATCGCGGATAGCACTACGGGGAGCGCCTCATAGCGCATTCCGATCGGGCGCCCGCTCATGCCGCCGTAGTTCCATTGTGTTTCCATGCCGATGAATGCCTCCACGATGCGCCAGTTCTCCGGCCAGATTTCCAGGTGATGCTCTTCCGGGATCGCTTCGATCGGGATCCCGAAAGCTGCGAGTGCGTCCTGATCGGGTCGGCTGCCAACGTCGCCCCTGGCCAGGCGCCGCGCCGCCGCAATCAGTTTTTTTGCCGGCTTTCGGTCAACTCCTTGATGTAGCCGCGTAGCAGGTCTTCGGCACGCGGGCCGTGCGCGGATAGGAAGATTCGGAAATTCGCCGGCGAGAATGGCACTGTCTGGCCGTGTTCATCTTCGACGCCGCCAGTCCATCGGACGACGACATCAGCCAATGCGCTCGATGTGTCGCGATCGCCGAAGGTGGTGAACCACTCCTTGAGCGCTTCCGGTGACTTGTGCCGGAATTCGAATTCCAGGATCGCCGGGGCGTCCTCGCCGGCGATCGTCAGCGGGATCTTCGCCAGGAATGTTGGGTTTGGGACGATGCGCAGACCCATCAGTGCACCACGATTTTCAGATCATCGTTGCCGGCAGATGGCGTCAGACGCACGTCATAGCCGATCATCAGCTTGCCGTTGACGTCGACCTTCTTCGGGTTGATCAACTGCGCCGCAGGAGCGAAGAGCATCACCTTGTACCCAGCCGTGGTGCCGTGCATCAAGCCGATCGATTGCAGGGTGTTGGCCTTGACGTTGCCCATGAACGTGACTTCCTGCGCCGCCGTCAGATCGAGCACGACGGATCCGGAAACGGCGCGATTCGTGACGTCGATGGTTTCGCCGCCGAGCAGAGGCGTGTAGTTCACCGCGTTTCCACTGTCCAGATCGAGCCCCTGCGACGGGTAACCCGTGCCTCCGGTGAGCGTCGGCGTCGCCGGCGTGTAAGTGGCGCCGAATGTGACATCGCCGGTGTTCGGGTCGGTGATCACCAGTGGCGTCTTGAACGCCGTGAGTGTGAGTGCCGAGGGCGTAGCAGCCGTGATTCCGCCATCGATGCCCAGGAACTTGAACGAGAATACCGGCCGCGCGCCGACACCCATCTTGATTGACCAGCTACCGCGGCATCCCTTGGCGATGTGCTTGGCGCCATCGGAAAACCAGTAGATCGTGACCGAGTCGACCACGGGCGTAACCGGGTTGTATTCGACTCGGATGCCGCCGGACACCGTTTCGGCGTAGCCACAAGCCCGCAACAGCGGCCCATAGGCCGGGGCGGTGCCCGCGGCTCCGGCGCCGGCGAATTCCACGTCGAAAGACATCTCGACGTAAGCGGTGCCGACCAGCTGCTCACTGGCGCCCATGAATGAGCGGATCAGATCGCGGTCGACGTTGTTGGCGTTGAGCGGGTTTATCGTGACGTTGCTGACCAGGATGGCGTTTGCCGCTTCTGCCGGGCTCGGATCGACGCCGTAGGTGCCTTCGATCTTGGCCAGAATGGCCGTATTGCGGATATAGCGTGAGGCCATGTCTTACTCCTTTGGGGTCTTGGCCGGCGGGGGCTCCGGCGGGCGGTTGGAAGGTTCTCCGGGGCGGCGAGGTTGGCTCATTACATGGCTCCTTGAGCGGTGCGGTAGAGGATGCGGATGCGCAGGATGGCCGCGCAGTCGTCGAAATTGTCTTCGTTCCATGACACTGAACGGCCTGGCAGGATTTGCACGTCACTGCCAAGCCCGAGGTCGGATGCGTTGAACAGCGCGGCATAGGCGAGCGAAAGCGTCGAATCGGCCGCCTGATCCGGGATGTCGCCGCGGGCGTAGATTTCTATGGAGACCGTCAGCGTGGTATCGGTGACGCCGAGCAATTCGCCGACGTCCTGCTCTTCCTCAGGGCGGATGACGATCGCCGGCACAGTCGGCAGTTGCTCCTTGCGGGTGCGATAGACGCGCCCGCCACACAGCCCGGAAAGCGTGGTCTGCACGGCGGCAAGGATCGTTTCTCGGCGGCTCATTTGAGTTCCAGCGTTTTCTCTGTGCCAGATCCGTCGAGATCATGGATCGCGGCAATCTGGTAAGTCCTGGCGCCGACAGTAACCGTATCGCCAACTGCTGCGACATGCGTTGCGGACATTCGCAAAACCGCGGCCGAAGGCTGCACGATGCCGAAAGAATCTTGAGCGCGAGATGAAAACATCCCGACGACAGGAATCCCGGCGACGACGGCGGGTTCTCCGAAATCGCCGTAGAATGGCTCGAACAGGGCCTGCAGGGCTCGGTCCCATGTGTCCTGTGGCGTGTTCGGAACATCGCCGCTTCCCAGTATTCCGGTCGCCAACGCATGCGCCACCGCCGAACCAGACAGAGCAACCTGAATTGACAAAGCGCCCGCCGCCAACACCTGCGCGACAGCATTTCCAGAGAGCGCGCCGCCGAATGTGACCGTCAAATCTCCCGTCACGTGCGACACGGCTGCTGCCACGCCGACCAGCGGAAACGCCGTAGTCAAGCCTCCGGTGGCAACAGCCAAGGCAGACGCAGCACCCTGCAACGGAATCGCCGTCGACAGCGACCCGGAAGCCGACGCCTGAGCCGCAGCGTTTCCGGCCAGAGCGCCGGCACCTCCGGCGAGCAGGTTGCCGGTAGCTAGAGCGTTGGCCAGAGCAGATCCAGAAAGCGCGACTGATGTGGATATTGCGCCAGCGGCCAGGGCGTTCACAAGTGCCGCCCCGGACAGCGCGAAGGTCACCGACAGTTCCCCCGTTGCTGTGGCGACAACTGTCGCGCTTCCGGCCAGAGGTGATTGTGTCGTCAGTGTTCCGGATGCTGTGGCGACCACGGTCGCGGCGCCGACGATCGGCACCTGGACGCTGATCGTGCCACTGGCAGAAGCTTGTGCCGCCGCGCTTCCAGTGAGTGAGACGGAGCCTCCGCCCGCTCCAAACCAAAGAATCTTCCGTTTTGGTCTGTAAATCCCAAAAGGATTGTCGAATTGCGCCTTGAAATCGGCCTCAGCGAGCAGTCGGCCATTCCAGACGCGGGTAATCAGTTGACTGCGCGTGTTGGTCGCCGAGTTTGTGGTCGACGTAAATGCGCCAACGCGCGTCTCTTGGCCAGCATGAAACGTGCTGTTGTTGTTGACTTGTGTGTTCGTGCCGTAGAGTTTGCCATCGACGTAATACGAGACGTTTCCGCTGGCGTCGCAGGTCGCGCCGTAGTGGTGGACTCCGTCCTGCACGGCGCCAGCAGCGCCAGTCGTCGGGCAGGAAAAGCTTCCTGTGTTATCCACGGTGTAGAGGAACAGGGAGCCGGCTGTCGCGACAGACCCCGACCCATCACGCGTCGCGTTCAGCCCGAGCGAAACCATTTCAGTGAACCCGGACATCCTCCGCGTACTGAATACCCACTGACGGACTGCTTCGTTTTTCGCGTCCGTGACGACGAGGATCGAGTACGGAAACGTCGTGAGTATCGGGTAGGTGCTGAAGTCTATGCATTTGTCGTTGGCGGCTGTGACCGTATGCCCGCTGCCATACTTTTGCGGTGACAAAGACACCCCAGGTGACCGGGTCGCTTTTTTCCCGTCGACTGTGTTGAAAAAATTGAGGGTTGAAGGTGGACCAAGGTCGAACACGAGGCCGGGCACCAGTGGATTCGACAGATCGATGACCGCATCAAACTGCGGCGGCTGCTCGGTCCAGGGCTCGCGATAGGAGAGGATCACGGCCCGGCCTATGAAATGCTGGTAACTTCGGAAAAATACGCCTCGACGGTGACCGCCTGCGCGGTGTTGCCGGTGAATTCAACCTCCAACTGCATCGTCCCCAGAGGCACGTCGACCCGCCATTCGCCGATCGTGTTGTTCCCGGTACCGTTGCCAGCGGAAAATATCGTTTTCCAGTCCGTGCCCGCGCTTCCGGCCGCGGGCTGCGTGGCGTTGTGCGCTACAAGAACGTTCGCCAGACACTGAACCGACGGGCCGGTGGCGCCGTTGGTCACCTTCATCGTCAGCAACCCACCGAGTGCTGTTGTGAGGTCGAGCCTTCCGCGCGTCGTCGACCCTGCTCCGTTGCTCGCCGAGGCGACGATTGTGCGAGCGGTTTTTGTCGCGGTGCTCACAGTAGCCAGTCCCCGGTGTCCGACCATGCCATGCGTCGGATCGTCAACTCGTCGATGGTCGCCTCGATTACCAGCAAACCGGGCGTCGCGTCGCTTCCCGTGCCGGCGGCAAAGACCTTCTCGAACCGAGTCGCCGCGCGCTTGCATTGCGCGTAGACAGTGGCGCGTACCGCCAAGTCTGCCGCAGTTCCGACCCATACCGCATCGATTCCCGCGCGTATGTTTGGTTTTGAACAATCGAGATTGCCGAGCCGCCCCATCCAGTCCCACACCCGCGCCTTGCCGACACTGAGGTTATCGACACGCGTCCAGTCGATAGCTCCGCGCATGATTTCATCAAGCGACACAGCTGTGCGCCAGACGATGAATGTGCTTGAGGTGTTGAGATAGTTGGCGATGGCCTGCGTGTCGCGCGTCGCCTTTTGGGCGGACAGGTTGTTATCGGCGATGATGGCGGCCTTGAGCGATGCGGTTTGTGCCGGTGTCAAGTCGACAGCAGATGCGGCCAAGGAAGCCGCGGCGAGCAGCAGCGCGCAAAACAGTTTTTTCATGTTTATTCATCCTGTCATACTGTGTAAGCGCCATCGTCTGACCAGATCGCGCAGCGCACATCGAGTTCGCTTACGGGATCCGGCACCACGGCCAGCGCCTTGATCTTGCCTGCCTCATCAGTTGTGATCACTCCCCCCGCGGCCAGTTGATCGATCAGCGCGCGTGCTGATGAGTGCCCGATGTCGATCCCGACGCCTGGGGTTAGCCATCCAACAGCCCGCCGCACAACGCTTGCCAGAGGATGCGCCGATTCGCTGAACGCCTCGATCTTGCGCAGTACGGCGTCGCCGGCAATTGGACCGTCGGCGTACTCAGCGAGGATGTCGCGCTCGGTGACCGTCCTGGACACGATGCGAGTCCTGCCGACGTTGAGCACGTCGGCAATGGCTTGCGCATCGCGACCGGACCTAACTCCCGGCGGAACTTTGGCAAGAATTTCGTCGCGAAGCATTTTAGTTGTCGACCTGAACGGTCATCGCGCCGATTGCGAAACTCGCCGTTGACCCGTTGGTGATCGTCGGTGGCGTCGTCACCGCTGCGTAAATCCACAGATTGCCGCCGCCGTAGGTGCCGGAATCGACCAGGCCCCAACAGTTGATCGTGCCCCAGGAGCCCGTAGCAGTGGCGAAGGTGATCGTCGCCAAGTTGC